CTTGGTGAGTGGACTTAAGCGCCCAACTAAACGCATCGAGGGGCTCAAAAAGTTTCTGAAGAAATAAAATGAAAAAAGTAGTTGCACTCATCCTGCTCTTTTCGCTTAACGCCGCTGCGACAGAGGTCACGAAGTTTGAACCTCGCCCAGCGGTTGTTGAGCAAGAGGGCAACACCTATGTTGGAATTCTGTTGAGCGAAGAAGACTTTCGCAAAATACTGGAAAAGAAAATTGACACCAACGCCAAACTGGCAGAATGTTCGGTGGACAAAAAGGTTTGCACCCAAGTCCAAGAGACGTACAAATTATCCATCACCAAACTAGAGGACCAACTCAAGAAAAACAATTCTTGGTTTGACAGAAACCGTGGAACCATTGGACTTCTCACGGGTTTGGTGATAGGAACTGGTGTTTCTATCGGTATTGTTCATGCGGTTTATCCCCAGTGAAAAAAGATTACGATAAAATAGCGGCACTTGAAAAAGCCATATCCGAAAAGTATGGATCTGCGGCTGCCCAAGATTTCAGAAGTGGGTGGACCCGTGAAAAGGAAGAGGAGTACTTAAATCAATTAGAGTCCGCTAACAGAGAATATTCTACCCGCTCTTTCCACACTGAGGAAAACGGAGATATTATCATTAAGAAGAGAAACAAACCAGAGTCAACCCCTCGGACGTGTCCTGTGTGTAAAACATATTCATTTTCATCAAAGGACGACCTATATATGATTAGATATAAGTGTTGTTGGGTGTGTTATGATGATTTTGTTTTGGGTAATGAAGTCAAATGGAAAGAAGGTTGGCGTCCAGACGAACATCAACTGGAAATCGCGCTAAGGAGGCGAAAATAAATGGCTACTGTTTTAGAGATTGTAAGAGGTTTAAGTTCCGCAGCAGCGAGATCGTATGATGCCTATGAAATAGAAGAAGAAATTGGATTGAAGCGTGAAGAGGGACATCCCGTCCTTGATCGTCGCGTTATTGATGGTTTTCGGGTAAGATTTGCGGCTGATAAACTCATTGTCACTTATCAAAGTGAAATGCGTCTAGAAGAATTGCATCCGCGTAACAAGTTTGAGAATGAAATAGAGGCTATGTTTGGGGACATTATAAAATTCTTGAAAAAAGAGTATAAAAAAATCACCAAAAATAGTGTCACCCTAACACCCGAGGGAGAAGCCGATATTCTTGTCCAAACAACTTCAAGAGTCCACTCCTGGGTTCAGGCAACAAAACAATATCAAATAGGAAATATGGAAGATGTTGTGTCAGTGCGGCAAATATCGGATCGTAGCATAGATAAAAAAAGAGATGAAAAATTTCGTAAATTTCTAGAACTTGCTACAGATAAATCCCCTGAGAACGTGAAGGCAGTAAAGAACCCCGAAACTCCGGAAGCTTAAGTTAGTGGGAAAGCAGGAGACGATGGCGGAAATTGTCCGCTGCGGCAAAGACCCGTCGTATTTCTGTAATGGGTATGCTAAGATTTCTCACCCGATGAGGGGTTTGATTTCTTTTGACTTATATGATTTCCAAAAAGAATCTTTAGACCACTTTAAAAATCATCGGTTTAATGTAATTCTAAAAGCGCGCCAGTTAGGAATATCAACAACCGTCGCTGCTTATGTCTGTTGGTTGATGTTGTTCCATAGAGATAAAAATGTTCTCGTAGTGGCTACAAAACTTCAAACAGCTACCAATCTGGTTAAAAAAATAAAAGCCATTCACCGTCATTTGCCAGATTGGTTAAAAATTGCAAATATTACCATTGATAATCGAACTTCTTTTGAATTAAGTAATGGGTCACAAGTTAAAGCCTCATCAACGTCCGGCGACGCCGGTCGCTCGGAGGCTTTATCTTTACTTGTTGTAGATGAAGCCGCCCATGTTGAAGGTTTAGAAGAATTATGGATGGGTTTGTACCCCACTCTTTCTACTGGTGGTCGTTGTATCGCTCTTTCTACGCCCAATGGAGTCGGTAATTGGTTTCATAAAATTTACACAGAAGCGGCGGAAGAAAAAAATGACTTTTTTCCCATCCGACTACCGTGGAGTGTCCACCCTGAACGAGATTCCCAATGGTTTGAAAAAGAAACCAGAAACATGTCTCGCCGTGAGATCGCTCAAGAGCTAGAATGTAATTTTAATGCTTCGGGAGAGACTGTAATACACGGAGATGATCTAAAGGTTATTATGGAGGGAATCTCGGATCCTAAACATCGAACGGGGTTTGATCGTAATTACTGGATTTGGGAAGAGCCCCAGGAAGGCAAAGAATATTTATTAGTTGCTGACGTCGCCCGAGGTGATGGAAGCGATTTTAGTGTTGCTCATGTTATTGACGTGGCATCAATGACACAAGTAGCAGAATATCAAGGAAAAATAACACCTGATATGTTTGCTCCTCTTTTATTTTCAATGGGTACCGAATATAACAATGCTCTTTTAGTGATCGAAAACAATTCGTTGGGAATTGGGGTGTTAAGCCGTCTGACTGATTTAGAGTATAAAAATTTATATTTTAGTGTAAAATCAACTCATGAATATGTCGATCAGGTTACTGCTGAATCTATAGGTGGCGTCGCTGGATTTACAATGTCAATGAAAACTCGCCCCTTAGTTATATCGAAGTTAGAGGAATTTGTGAGAAATAAACTAATTACTATTAACTCAATGCGGTTAGCCAATGAGCTTAAAACTTTTGTATGGCACAATGGAAGACCTCAAGCGATGCGAAGCTATAATGATGATTTGGTTATTGCAGCTTGTATTGGATGTTGGGTAAGAGGGACGGCACTAACAGTGAATAAGCGAGACGTAGATTACAAGAAAGCACTCCTTTCAGCTATTTCTATTAACAAGACTACTCTAAATACCAAAATCGAGGGTCAGCATGGTTTCCGTCCCCCCAGGTCGTCAAAAAGCTTTAAAGGGTCAGACGGGAGAGAACACGATCTCGGATGGATCATTAAGGGATAAACATGGACAACAATAATAACAATAATAACAATAACCCACGCAACAAGCAATCTACTTTATTTAAAAGACTTACACGTCTTTTTAGCGGTCCTTTGGTAGATTACGATACTCCTGCGGTTACACAAACTAATCGCCGAGATATCCGGAAATACAACTTCACAAGCAGCACGGGAAAAGAGTTCAAAAAGAAAGAGTACTATAATCCTTTTGGTGATCTTAATAATAAAGTTCTGTACGCCCGAAACAGGCAGATTCGTTATACTGACTTTGAACAGATGGAATACATGCCCGAGATAGCATCGGCATTGGATATTTACGCGGATGAGATCACTACTTCAACCATCTTTAACCCTATTGTAGCAATTGACTGTCATAATAGAGAAATAAAAAATATTTTACACACACTACTTTACAGCGTGTTGGGTGTTGAATCTAACTTGTTTGGGTGGGCTCGGAGCATGTGTAAGTATGGGGATTATTTCCTGTATTTAGACATAGATGACCAACTAGGTATTACTAACGCTATTCCTCTTCCTGTGCGTGAAGTAGAGAGAATCGAAGGACAAGATCCTACTAACCCTAATTATATTCAATATTTCTGGGAGCACGCCGAAGGAACTAAAGGTGTTACTTTCGAAAACTGGCAAGTGTGCCATTTTCGGATGAATGGTAATGATCAGTATGTACCGTATGGGACTTCGATGCTAGAGCCAGCCCGGCGCATTTGGCGTCAACTTACAATGCTAGAAGACGCAATGATGGCTTATCGTATCGTTCGCTCGCCCGAACGCCGAGTTTTCTATATTGATGTAGGTAATATCCCGGCGGAGGATGTAGAACAGTACATAGAGCAAGTAAAAACTCAAATGAAAAGAAGTCAAATAGTAGACCAAGACTCTGGACGTGTTGATTTGCGCTATAATGCAATGAGCGTTGATGAGGATTATTATATTCCCGTAAGAGGATCGGCAAATAATACGCGTATTGAAACTCTTGCAGGGGGTCAATTTACGGGTGACATTGACGATGTTAATTATCTGCGAGATAAGCTCTTTTCCGCACTTAAGATACCCAAAGCTTACCTTGCCCAAGGCGATAGCATGGAGGATAAAACGACCTTAGCCCAAAAGGATATTCGCTTTGCAAGAACTATTCAACGTTTGCAAAGAGTTACGTTGGCCGAGTTGGAGAAGATGTGTATTATTCATCTCTATACTCTTGGATTTAGAGAGTCGGATCTTTTATGTTTTAAATTGTCGCTGAACAACCCCTCTAAGATTGCTGAACTTCAAGAACTTGAACACATGCGAACGAAGTTTGATATTGCCGGCGCAGCGACAGATGGATACTTTTCAAAAGCCTGGATCTATAAAAACATTTTCAAAATTGCAGACGAAGATGTGGAGAGGATTCAAGTAGAACAAATTGGGGATGGAAAGTTTACTCAATATTTAGAACAAATAGCCACTGAGCAAACGGCTGAAGGCGGCGATGCTGGAGGAGGTGGCGGAGATGATCTATTTGGTGGCACCGATGACACCGCCGATACTGGGGATGATCCTTTTGGTGGCGGCGATGATGCTGGCGCAGAGGGAGAAGAAACTACAGAGGACGAAACATTACTGGCTGAACCACCTGCACAAAGAGACGACTGGTACGAACCGGTTGTTTCAAAGCGGTGGAAGCAAGGAGCCCGCAAACGTAGTTATTTATCTTCTGCCGGAAACAATGTGTCATCAAGCTCAAACCGTAACCTATTTAAAGGGTGGAGCGGTGAAATGGGACCTCTTTCCAGAGGAACAGTGGGAGAAGCCGAAGACAAAGAAGAGTCTCTTATTTTCGAAACTCAACATGAAATTAAGAGGTTGATTGAACAACTGGAGCACAAACAAAATCATGAAACATAATAAAAAAAGAAACACTGCTTTTTTGTTTGAGTGTCTTAATCGAGAATTAACCCGAGCCATTGTAGAACAAAAAAAAGACAAAACCCTCACAATAAGAAAATTATTTACCGACTATTTCCGCAAAGGAAGTATTTTGGCAGAAGAATTGGATTGTTATAGGTCTATTTTAGAGTCCCGAGAATTGGACATGTACACGGCTGAAAAAACACTATTTCAATGTAAACAAAAACACTTGGGGCTTGATCCAATGCGTATTTTTCAAGAACAGTCGCAGATGATCAAATCCATCAACACTCAACTGGGAGCCTCTGTCTATAATACTTTTGTTCCTGATTATAAAACTTATGCCACGGTTGCTCAAATTTTTGGAAATAAGACTTCTACCCACAAACGTGTGTTGATGGAAAAGGCAATCCTAGAGCATATGACTTCTGAGATCCCGCAAATGAAACCCTTGAAAGCACCTGATTCCTTAGTAGTCGAGTCTTTTATTAAAAGGTTTAACGAAAAGTATGCAACGCTGCCCACACCCCAGAGAAGTTTGTTGAATAAATATATTACTTCTTTTGCGAACAACGGCGTAGATTTTAAAACTTATCTAGTGGAGGAACTTTCTCGCCTTGAAGAGGAGGTGGTAGCGTCGCTTTTAATGTCGGAGGTGAATAGCGACACAGCCATGGTAGAATCTACTAATCGCGTGATTGAGGAAATCCGTTCCTTTGATGTTTCTTCAGTTACGCCGACAGATATTTTACAGGTGTTAAAAATCCAGCAATTAGTTAGTGAGTATCACAACCATGACGATCAAGATTAAAATTGGTAACCCCCAAAAAGAGGAACCAAAAGAACCCCAAGCATCAATATCGTTAAATATATCTAAAACATTAGATAACAATTTGTTGATTGTGGACCATGATCAATTAGATATTGTTATTAACCCTTCTACGCGTCATATTATTGTTCTTCCTAAACCACATGTCGAAGAAGATGTTTATAGCTACCAAAAGGATCTTATGGATACTCTTTTTCGGGGAGGGGTACTTATGGAGCCACGCCCAGAAGGGGGAAGACGTTATGGCGTAGTTGAAGCAGAATACCCGTCCTCTGATGAAGTAGACTCTTTGCAGGTCGTCCTGTATGAAGTGGAAAAATTTATTAAAAAATCAGCGGCTATAGATTCCGAGTGGAGATCTTACGACAAAAACATTGAAGACAGGTTCACGGACCCGACCGCAGAAGACTCTACTAAATATGGAGAAATCCCACCTTACCAAGATACACCCGGAGCGAATCAAACCGTTGACCCCACTTACACTTATGCCGGATATGGGT